TATTGATGCTGGAGTTATATCGTTTGAAGTTAAAGCAAATTGGATAGATTTATTACAGTTAGTATTAATTACAGTAATAGGTGCTTATTTTGGAGGAAGAAGTGCAGAAAAATTTAAAAAGTAATGGCTAAAGCAATTATAAGCACATATAAAAGCAAATCAAAGAAACGCAAAGGAATACACGCAAAAAGTAAAATGAGTGCCTTAAAAGGCTCTAAAAACTATTTTAAGAAATATAAAGGTCAAGGTAAATAATTTTTTTATATATTTGTTTGGCTTATAGCAAACTTGCACAACCTAATAAAGTTGGACGGTGCTTGGAACAGGTAACTAAATTATTTCTTTTTTGTAGGCTTTTTTCTTTCTTTTTCTTTTTGTCCTTTTTCTTTTTCTTTCTTTTTAGTTATTATAAAAACTATAGGTTATAACCAAAAATATATGAATTGTAAGAAATGTAAATACAAAATGTTATATTTAGGTAGTAATCAAAACGGTTATTATAATTTGTGTAAAAAATGCAATAACGTTATACCTACAAATGAAAAAATTAACAAGAAGCAAACTAATTAAAAAACTTGACAAAGTATTTAGTTTATATATTAGACAACGTTATGCTAAAAATGAGATAGCTCAATGTTTTACTTGTGGCAAAAAAGATCATTATAAAAGACTTCAATGTGGTCATTTTCAAAGCAGAAAATATTATTCTACAAGATGGGATGAAATAAACTGCCAAGTTCAATGCGCAGGATGCAATGTATTTAAGTATGGAGAACAATTTGTATTTGGCAAAAATCTTGATTTAGAATATGGAGCTGGATGTTCAGAATCACTTTATTTAAAAGCAAAACAAATAACTAAATTTTCTACACCAGAAATTCACGAGTTAATAAATAAGTATTCTTTGTTAATAAAAGAGTTAAACTAATTTTTATATTTATAGTGTTCTGTTACATTTGTCTTGTATAAAAGAGGGTTAATTTATTTTAGCCCTTTTTTTTGCTTATTTATTAAAAAAATTGTTTATATTTATAATTCATTTAAAAATTATATATATGACTAAAAACAGAACCATACCTTACGAACAACACTACGTTCAGGTAGGATTTTACCAAAACTTTATTAAAAACAAAGAACAAGAAATCAAAGACTTGAATAAGAAAAATGATTTACTTGAACAAGAAAATGAAGTTTTAAAAGCTAAACTCGAAGTTGAACATTCTAATAACTTAATGAGATTATGAACAAAGAAAAATTAGCAGAACTTTATCACAAGTATGAGTTATCTAAAGATGACTTCTTTAAACATCAACACTACACAATAATTACAAGACAAGGAATCGACAAGATTCAAGCTATAGAACAAATCTCTATTGACTATGATGTGATTAGATGTGAGTCAAACTTTGCAGTATTTAAAGCTATAGCAACTAAAAACAATAAAAAGATTATTACGTTTGGTTCTGCTTTAAAAGGTGCATCGTATAATGAAGGTAATTGTCAAAGCTGGTATGTTGCTGAAATGGCAGAAAAAAGAGCTATGTCAAGAGCTGTACTAAAACTTACTGGATTCTATGAACTTGGAGTTTTTGGAGAAGATGAATCTGATTCATTTAAAAAGAAAACTACAAAAGAAGAACTAATAAACAAAATTAAAAACAATGGCTGACAAAATATATAAAGAAAAAGATCATCATCCATTTGAGAATCAAATATTCAATCACTATAGAGAAACAGCTAAAAAAATAAATGAAGCTATAGTTCTATTAACGGAACATAACTATACAGTTATTGATCATCAAGGCAAATGGATTACAAGAGAAAACATTAATTAAAATCAATAAATTATGAGTGCAATTATCAATGCGAGTATTAGGGTTGACAAGTTACCTAAAGAAAAATTTGTCAAAGGTAAAGACGGTGCAGTTTATTATAACTTAACCATTTCAGTAAATGACGATACAAGATACGGAAACAACGTAGCTATTATGGATTCACAAACAAAAGAAGAACGTGAAGCTAAAGCACAAAGAAACTATCTTGGAAATGGTAAAGTCGTTTGGACTAATGATATAATAAAATTAGCAGAAAGAGAAGAAGCAGTTAATACACCTGCTGAATCTAATGACCTACCATTTTAATTAGTTAAATATTATTTTTTAAAGAAGGGGTCATTTGCACCCCTTTTTTTTATATATTTATATAAATGCAATTACGATTAGACGAACAACAAACAGTACAATATCTTGCAATGCAATCAATAGAAGAAGATTGTACAATAGATGTAAACGAAAAATTAGAATACCCTCCAGTAGCTTTGTCTTTTGGAGAAATGTTAATTAAGAGTAAAATAAAAGATATGCTTTTGCCAATACCGATTGGAACTTATGGAAACTTCAGCTTTGTACAAGCACCACCAAAGACTAAAAAGACATTCTTTATATCATTACTTGCATCTGTATATTTATCAGACCAGAATCATTTTGGAGGAAACTTAAAAGGACATAGACAAGGTAAACAACTAATTCACATAGATACAGAACAAGGAAGATGGCATTGTCAAAGAGTATTTAAAAGAGTTGCAGAAATGGCTGGAACATATAATGACTACTTGACTTATGGTTTAAGAACTATAGGTTATAAAGACAGAATTGATTTTATAGATTATTGTTTAGAACATAAAGCAGAAAATGCTGGTCTACTTATTGTAGATGGAATTGCTGACTTATGTGCTGACGTTAACAACATAGAAGAATCAAATGCTTGTGTACAAAGACTTATGGAATGGTCAGCTAAATATAATGTTCATATTATGTGCGTAATACATTCTAACTTTGGATCAGACAAACCTACAGGACATCTTGGAAGTTTTTTAGAAAAAAAAACTGAAACACAAATACAATTAGAAGCAAATACAGTAAATACAGATTGGGTAACAGTAAAATGCAAAAGAAGCAGGGGTTACTCATTCGAAACATTTAGTTTTAAGGTAAATGAAATAGGACTACCTGAAATCGTTGGGGATTTATATGACCCATTGAAAAACTAAATTATGAAAAACATTTTATCGGATATTTACAACAAACATCAAGTTTGGATTGACATTGTTTGCTCCTTCGGTTGCAATAAAGAAACAGCAGAAGATATTACACAAGAGATGTATATCAAGATTCAAAAGAGAATCAATAAAGGCTTGGATATTGATTTTGGAGATGACTATAATTATTACTATATTTTTAAAACATTAAAAACTTTATTTTTAGATTTAAGACGTAAAGAAGCAAAAGTAAATACATTATCTATAGACAATATGAGGGATTTCCTTGCAGACTTTGATTGTGCTAATTATGAAGAAGTTTATGCAACAATACAAAACGAGTTGAACAATATGTATTGGTACGATAAAAAGATATTTGAGATTATAGAAGGTGGTGAAAGTATAGCCCAGCTTTCAAGAAAGTCAGGGATTCCTTACTACTCACTTTATAACACTTATAAAAAAGTAAAAGAGAAACTAAAAAAATTATTATGAAGAACAAATTGACTTATGGAATGACATATACATTGTCAAAAGAAGAACAAGCATTAATTAAAGAAATGTCTGAAAAATTAAATAATCAGGATGAATCTTATTTTATAAACAACTTTAAGGTTGATAAAAATATGAAGTTTTATACTATGTGTTTAAATGGTTTTTCTGCAGAATTAGCATTTTGTAAAATGTGTGATGTTGATTTTGATAGTGGAACATCTTTAACTAAAAATTATTTTAACTCTAATGATGCAGTTTTAAAAAATGGTAAAACTATTGATGTAAAAAATACTAAATACAGAAATGGTAAATTATTGGTAAGATTAGGTAAAGAAAAAAAATATGTAGATGGATATGTGTTAATGACTGGTGAGTTTCCTACTTTCACATTTAGTGGCTGGTCATCATATAATGAAATAATAAATCCAAATAATATTGGAACATTAGGAAATTATAGTACAAAATCTTATATACTTAATCAACATCAACTTAATAAAGAATTAGATATATTATGAGATTAGGAGATTTAGTAGAAAAAATAATAAGCATAATAACTATAGGTCAAGGCAAACGTATAGCAAAATACATTGCAAAGAAATTAGGTAAAGACGATTGTGGATGTGATGAAAGACGTGATTCTTTAAATAATATAAAAATTAAAAGATGGTAAAATTTAGTAAATATGATTTCAAAAGATGGGAAGAATTTAGGCTTTCAAAAAAATCAACTATTAGTCGTGAAGAATTTAAAATGGTTTGTCAGTTCCACGCAACCTACTATAAGCATCCATTACACTATGTTTGTACCTGTAATCCCAAACTAATAAACAAATGGATTAAGGAACTTAATATCATTTGGGATAATGGGAATTAAAACAATAAAAAAATTTGAAAAAGTATTAGTAGCTTTCTTGAATATGGATGGATGGAATTTAGAATGGACTGGAGATGGCTTTAAACATTATGATGCTTGTGGGTTTACACCTAAAGGAAATCCTTGTGTTATAGAGATGAAATTTAGAAACAAATATTATCCTGAAAAAATGTTAGAGAAATATAAATATGATGCTTTAATGAAAATGGATAAAAAAGTAGTAAAGCTATACTTTGTAAATGATCCTAAAGGAAACTATCTATACTGGTTAAACGCATTAGAACTTCCAGAACCAAAAGATATGTATTGTCCTGACACTACACTATGGACTAAAAAAAGATTACTCAAACCTGTTTACTTACTTAAAGAAAACCAAGCCACAAGAATTAATCTTAACGAACCTTATTAAATATTTTGTTTATATCGTTTAATTAACTATTTTTATTAAATGATATTGTTAATAGACGCAGATAGCTTAATCTTCGCAAGTTGTTATAGAACAAGAGATGAAGAAAACGATGACCCTTACTATAGAAACATAGAAGATGCTATTGCAAAGTTTGATGAACAGTTTATGAAGATTGTAAATGATTTGGAAGAACAATACGAAATAGATAAAGTCATTACGTTTAATGGAAGCAAAGGGAACTTTAGAAAAATACTAACACCAGTATATAAAGCAAACAGAAAAAAACAAGAGTTACCTCCATTACTACACGATATGCATCAATACGTTAAAGATACATACGACAGTAAATTTGTATATGGATTAGAAACTGATGACCTTGTAGCTAAATACTGGCAAACACTATCAAATGAATTTGGAAGGGATAATGTAATGATTGTAAGCATAGATAAAGACTATAAACAATTTCCCTGCTTAATGTATAACTATCACTATAAACATAGATTAGTATTAGACATAAGTGAAGAAGAAGCATTATACAACTTCTATGAACAAATGATAGTAGGAGATACAGCAGACAATGTAAACTACTTTAGAGGTAAAGGTAAAAAGTTTGCAGAAAAATATTTTAAAGATTGCAAAAGTAAATATCAATACACTAAAAGACTATACGAATTATTTAAACAAGAATACAAGGGTAAGGCAAGACAGAAATACGCAGAATGTTATAACCTTTTAAAATTAAGAAATGATTAAAGAAAACAAATGGTTTGTTCAAAATGAGATAGCAGAAAAAGTAATAGAGCTATCAGGCATTAATATATTTGAACGTTCAAGAAAAAGAGAAATAGTAGAAATGAGATCGTTATTCTTCTACATACTAAAAAACAAATTAGATATGGGATTGACAGAAATGTCAAGATACTTTGAAGATAGTGCTTCAAGTATAAATCACGCAACTATTATATGGGCATTAAAAAACTATGAACTGTATAAGTCAACAAATAAAAAAATACAAGAAATAGAAGAAATGAT